TTTCATCTTTTGGTGCGAAAGTCCAGGTAAAGGAAAAATTACGAAATTTTATTCCATCAAAAAAAGTAGACATTCCTGGATTAACAGTTGCCCCTATTACTTGTCCTCCTAATGTTGCCAAATTACTACCGACACCACCACCTAGAGTTTGTAATGCGCTGCTTGCAAGATAAGCACCAACATCGGTCCCTTGTCTCATCAAAGCCTTAATTTTATCGGTACTTCCAGATGCATTTGCAATATCACTTGCCATAGTTCCCACGGTTGCAAGGTTTTCATATGCAACACCAACCATACCCATTGGGGATGTATTCCAACCAAAGCTTTGATGATCATTAATTCCAGAGCCATCTGGCATTGGCATTATAATAGTTTGAACTGGTTGTAGTTTACTTTGTTGCTTCGGATTTGGTCTCTCATATTTTGCGAATTCAAATACCATATGATATGGTGCATAATCTGGTGGGTACGCTAAATCTCCAATACCTATCGTGCTTTCGACTGAAGTTTTGATTGCTGTTTCAGGATTACTACTTTCTCCCAAGGATGCATTTCTTGTTTCAAAATTCTCAGGTTCTATTCTTTCAGAGGGAGGTCTGAAAAGCAAATCCAACACGCCATTGCCATCTTCTCTAAGACCCGCGCCAGCTGATTCGAATCTCTGAGAAACAAAATCTCCAACCCGTCCAAAAAGACCCTGTCCTTGTGTATATTGGTTGGGAAGAAATGCCATGTAAATTTCCTATAAATAATACTGGGTGCACATAGTATTTATAGTGAGATTATGCAAGGGAAATTCAAACCTAAGAATCCGAGTAAATATATAGGCAATCCCACTGAGATTATTTATCGTAGCTCTTGGGAGCTGCATATGATGATGTTCTTTGATACTAACTCTGAGATCATGGGATGGGGAAGTGAAGAGGTCGTTGTACCATATAAGTCCCCACTTGATGGACGGGTGCATAGATACTTCCCTGATATGATTGTTAAAAAGACGAATGGAGATGTAATTCTAGTAGAGATTAAACCTTACCAGCAAACGCAGCAGCCGAAGCCACCTAAGAAGCAGACCAGAGGATACATTAACGAAGTTACGACTTATCTGGTGAATCGTGCAAAATGGGAGGCAGCTGATAAGTTTTGTAAGACTAAAGGGTGGAAGTTCCAGATTATGACAGAGAAACAGATATACGGGAAATAAATGGCAATTCAATTATTCGATCAGATACTGTCAAAGGGATTACGAGCAGGAGAAATTCCTGGTAGAACTCAAAAATCTAGAGACTGGTTTCGCGATACAGCTAGTAAAATCAAAAATATAAATGAGGGTAATCTCCTACGCTCGCGCGACGCGCTGACTAATCGGATTGAAATTGGTAAAATGTATATGTTTAGTTATGACCCTAAAACTAAAAAAGATCTTCCATATTATGATACATTTCCTCTGATATTCCCATTCAACACAGCACCTGATGGTTTTATGGGTATTAACCTGCATTACCTGCCGTACATCCTAAGAGCAAAACTTATGGACCTGCTGTACAATTATGTGAACGATCCAAAGCTAGATGACACAGCAAGGCTTAAGATAACTTATAGTATATTGAGTGGAGCTGCAACGCATAAATATATAAAACCCTGCGTAAAGAGATACCTAACATCTCATATACGTTCTAAGTTTATTAATATAGTACCAGTAGAATGGGATATAGCCTTGTTTTTGCCAGTTTCTAATTTTCAAAAAGCATCCGAACAAAAGGTCTGGGCGGACTCAACTAAAATGGTTAGAGGTAAATAATGTCTAGTCCAGGATCACCGTTACCTGACGGGTTTAATATTAGTAGATTTAAGTCTATGGCATTATCTCCAGGCTTAATGAAACCAACATTATATAAGGTGACTATCAATCGATTAGATAGAGTATATCAATTTTTGACAGAAGCTGTAGCATTACCAACAGTTGGTGTAGATACACAAGCTATTCGCAGGTATGGATATGGACCAGTAGACTATGTACCATTTCGACCAGTATTTCAAGACAGTGTAAGAATAAGTTTAATTACACAGGCATCAAAAGCAAACGCATTAACTCAATTTTTAAATTCTGTTTCTGAAATATCACCATTTATGAATTATAACACTATGGGTACTAGTGTGTCAAAAATAAATGCTTATGAGGTGAAATACAAAAAGAAATTAGAATTCGATATGGTAATAACTATATACAATGAAGAAGGATTAGATAAATCCAAAATTATGATGTATACATTTAAAGAGTGTTACGCAAAACAAGTTGGTGGTATAGATCTAGGTTGGGGGAGCAATGATCAATATGTAAGAACCTCTGTCGATTTTGCATTTACAGACTTTAGTATCGATTCTGCTCCTTCAATCGGCAGACAACAAGTACAAACTAGAGAAATAAATATACCACCAATTGATCTTTCTTCTTTAGGAAACTTAAATCCGTTACCACAAGGGGATCAACAACTCGTCAACGAAAACGATGGCGGCGGTTAATTTTATATTATAGGAGAATATTATGGCTTTACCAAAAATTAAAATTCCTCTTTTTGACGTGACAATTCCGTCCACTAAAAAAGATGCAAAATTCCGTCCATTCTTAGTTAAAGAAGAAAAGATTCTTCTTATCGCTCAGTCTGGTGGCAGTAAAAGAGAGATGGTTAATTCTCTAAAACAAGTTATTAATAATTGCGTTACAATGTTAGATGGAACAGATGTTGATGTTGATACTTTAACAACCTTTGATCTTGAATATATTTTCCTTAAGATTAGATCTAAGTCTGTTGAAAATATTGTAAAGCTAAAATATCTTGACCACGAAGATGAAAAAGAATACGAATTCGAAGTTCGTTTAGATGATATTGCAATAAAGTACACCCCAGATCACTCAAATAAAGTTAAAATTAATGATGACATTGGCATTGTTTTAAGATATCCTACTGCAAGCATTATTAATACTTTTGATAAAGAAGAGGATGAAGATCTATCCGAAACAGAAATTTCTATTGCAATGGTTAAACATTGTATTGATAAAATTTATGACAAAGAACAAGTATATCTTGTTTCTGAGTGTGCACCTGGAGAACTAGATGAATTTATAGATTCTATGAATGTTAAAGCGTTTGAAGGTATTCAAAAGTTTTTTGAGTCTATGCCAACTATGTATCATAAAATTGAATACACCAATTCGAAAGGAACAGCTAGAGTAATCGAGTTGACTACGCTAGATGATTTTTTTACATTGGCTTAATTCATACTAATTTGCATAATTATTATTCTACAATATTTTCGTTGGTTCAAAATTATCATTATTCTATTAGTGATTTAGAAAATTTAATACCTTTTGAACGTGACATATATGTTGGACTAATTAAAAATTCACAAGAAGAACAAGGGTAAGAAATAGCGAATGTTACCGATAATTGGTATACTTGGAAGACTTGCCACTCTAGGAAAGGGTGGTCTTAAATTAGGTACTGTTGGTGCTGTTGCTTCTGCGGCTGGCAAACGAGCTGGCAGAGCTGCAGCGAAAAAAGAAATGAGTGAATCTGAAGATGAAAATTACGAAGCAGGTACATTAGAACAAGTACAAGGCGAAGAAAAAAAACAAACACCTTCGATGTTTGCTAAAATAGCAGCTAGTTTAGGAAGCGCATTTACACCGAATGCTATGTCTTCAGAAGAAGAATCCTATGGTGGTGGTGGTGCTCCAATTACTAAAATTGCATCAACAGACAATCTAGGTAATGAAATAATTTTTAAATTAAATCTAATAGATAGCAAGCTAAACACTATAAGCAAAACATTACTTTCTATTGGAACTACAATAAGTGATATGTTTAAATTACAAAAAGAAAGATTTGATAATTTTGAATTAGCTCGAGCTAAAAGTATTGACGATAAAAAAACAACTGGTAGCTCTGGAGTTTTAACAAGAGTTAAGAGTGGCACCTCAAGCTTAATTCAAGGTATACCATATGCAATGTTACTCGCTCCTTTAGCTGTTGGATTAGCGGGTATTTTAGGTGAAAAGCTCACACCTCTTACATTATTCATAACTCGTGCGTTTTTACCGAATAGTGCATTATTTACATCATTAGAAGGCTTAACGAAAAAACTTATCGGCGGTTTCAGTTCAATAACATCTAAATTTATGACTGCTCTACAAAGTATAGGAGCAGGGTTTTCTCGAGCATATGCTGCTGTAGCATCTATGGGAGCGGGAAATCTGGCCACGGCAGGAACTTCTGCTGCACGAACTGTTGGTGCAGCTGCAGCAACTGCTGCTGTTAATGCTCCTGGAAAAATAGCAGGAATAACTGCAGCCGAATCAATTACCGCCATAGCAAAAGCAGGATTTAAAGAAGTTGTAAATCCAGTTTTTAAAACATCTGCAGATGCCTTGAAAGCTGGTTTTACAATAGATCAGTTTAATAAAGCTAAATCTTCAAAAGCAGGGCGTGTTATGCCTGGTACGTTTTATATGAAAGAAGGAATAGTTGCTAGTGCGGATGAGTTAACAAAACTTGTCACCACTTATGGTGGAAAATTAGGATCTGATGCACTCAAGGCTGCTGCGATTAGTTCAGGCACCTTTACTGGCACCCTAGATGATTTGACTTCAAGGAGTTCGCAAATAGCATCTTCATCTCCAAGTAGATACAGAGCAGCAGCTAATATTACATCAGCTTTTGGTAGTATGTCTAAGGCTGTTAGGACAGATCTGTTTAGTAAATTATCATCAAAAGATCAAAAGATAGCAAAAACATTATTTAGAATATCACAAGC